ATTCCGCAGCGATGCCCTCACGTATCCGATAAATCATATCGGTTGGCGGCATGAGGGGCATGAACCCCGACGGATCGCGCTCGGGTGTCACACCGTAGTAGGCCTGCATGTGAAAAATGCCGGTCCCGGTAACCTCTACCCGCCGCGTTTGCCGTTTGAGGGTCGATCTCCAAGCTCGCGTGTCGTCGACGGTACCGTCGGGGCCAGATGAACCGACTATGCCCGGATTCCCAAGTAGCCTTTTGCTCGTACCGCAGTCGCGGTAGTAAACGAGGTGCTCGCTCGGGCTCATCAGAGCGTAAACTCGATCAGCGCCGACTGCAGCGAGTCCTTGACGATCTGCGCCTGTGCCTCGAACCAGTCACCGCCGAGGTCTGCGCGATGCCCGAGCTGCATGGCGAGCTGTTCGGTCATGGGACCGAAAAGAATGAACGGCAACAAGACTTCGATGTTCAGCGAGGCCGTTAGAACTGCGATCGGGAAGAAGGTTGCAAACACGGAGATCGCCGTCACCGCACCCCAGTTGATGATCTCCATGAGCTCCCACCGATTCTGCGCCTGGTCCCGGATGATGATGCCACCGGGGCGGGTATCGTCGACGAGCTCGCGTACCATCGCCTCACGCTGCTCGATGTTGGTCCTCAGGAGTACGCGAACGCGGACCGCGGACTGCAGGGCTTCGATGGCTGTAGGGATCCCGACGAGCTCGCCCTCGGGAAAGATCAAGTCGATCCGGCCACCGTCGGCGCCGACCACAACGAGGTCCGCCGTCTCGTGCATCAAGGCTTCCTTTTTCACCTTGACGAGCTGGCTAAGCAGTTCGCGCGTGGCCTGGTTGTAATCGTTGACGATGTCCGGATCGTCAATCACGAGCGTCGTCAGCGACGGGTGTCGGAGCCGCGCGGCATTGATGACCTGCTGCGGCGTGAAACTAGTGGTTACGGCAAACATTGGGCTACTCCTGTAGTTCTTCCTCCGTGACAAAATCCGGCGGGAGTTCACGTGTGCCGAGTATGCGCGGTTGCTGCGTCTCGACCGCGGTGATTGCCTCCTGCGTTGCCTCTGCACCCGCTTCCGCCTGGTCGGGTTCCGGCTCCACCGAGCCGAGGAACAGCCGCCACTCATGGTCCTTCGCCTCATCCCCGTAGTTCTCGAGGATGTAAAGGCAGAACGTCGCCAAGTTCTTGAACCGGGTGCGCTTGTCGTCTCTCTCGTGCAGCCAGCGCGAGAACAGGCCGTCCTCTCCCGGCACCCTCACGGGTTCCGGTACGCCGTAAATCTCGAGGAGCTTTCTGTTGCGTTTGTTCTGGATCCCACGTGCCCGGTTGGCCGCAGCAACGGTTATCCGCCGCTGCTGCTCCGCGGGCATTGACGCTACCTTGTGTGGCCGGCCGTCACGCTGCGACGGATAACCGTTGCCCTTCCGGAACACCTTCGCCCGCTTGTAGGGGGTAGGGTCTTGCTCCGTCGGGTGGCCGGTGAGTTTGTTGCTACTGAGCGACATTAGAATTCCTCCCTTAGATGCCGAGCTTGTCCATCTTCCGTTTGAGGTGCGGAATCATGTCCTTCGCCAGCTGATCCGACTCCGCCCATTCCTCGGGCTCGGCGATTCGTAGCTGATACTCGTACTCGTCCAGCTCCTCCTCGGTCGCTACCCCCTGCGAGACCTTCGAACACATGCGCTGAACGTACAACTTCGCTTGCTCCAGCTCGCGGGCTTTCTGGCGGGCGCGGTGCGTGTCCGCATCGTTCGTCAGGAAGCATCGCCACATGTAATTAAACAGCGCCTCACCACCGGGGAGCCATCCCACAGAGTCCCGCCATTCCATAAGCGTAAGCGGCGTCCACGTGACAAGGGCAATCTTCTCCGCCTTGTCGCACGACTCGAAATCCGGGATCCACCGGATGAACTCCATCATGTTGTCGAACCAGTTGTGACGGATGTCGTACTCCGCAGCTGGTTGCGCAACGCACCGCTCGTTGATGAAACGATGGAGCCTCTCGATCATCTCCGGAGGTGCTTGGCTACCACTCTCTGAACCGAACCAGGGCGGCAGCCGGCGATCGCCAGCGATTGAACGATGGAAGTGTCCTTCCATATCACGAGCCATGTCCTCGATGAGGTCTGCCCGCGGATCAACCGCGACGATCGCCGAAGTCGTCATTCGATCATTCCCTGAGGAATGATGACGACGTGCCAAATCTCGCCGCCAGCAGCGGCAACGTGAGTGATGGTACAAACGCCAGCCGTACAAACTGCAAAGACACCCGTTGCGCCACCCTCCAACGCAGCCGCAGCGGCATTGGACGGAGTGATGATCGGGGTATCCAGGGCGACGATGTTACCATCGCTGAACAGCGTGGTCGTCTGCCCATTTATCGAAGTGGCAGAGAGACCAGCCGCCTGAGGCCAGAAGGCCTTTTGTCTCACTCGCAACACGGGAACCCTCCTTTGTACGGGTGAAGGGCTACCAGGTCATCGCGCGGAGCGAAACCAGGTTGTTCCGTCGCGTGATGCCGAACTCGTACAGTGTCGTGAACAGAATGTCGTACACCGTCTTGTTCGGAACGAGATGCAAGGTCGAGTTGTCGTCGTTCACAACCTCGATGAAGTCAGCCACGTTGTACCGCTGGATGACATTGCCACCGGGGATGAAAAAGACGATCCCGTCGGGCGCGGTGTGGTCGGCGAAGAACGGACGACCAGCATAGACCGCGACGTCGTAGGATCCATCGAGCTTCGACACGTTCCGCCACTCGGCCTTTTGGACCAGGGCGTCGTGCCAGCGTTCGCGCGTCTCGTGGGTACCGATCAGGTACTCGATCCGGTTCCCAGGCGCCCGCTTCATCTGGGCGTTCCGCGCACGGTTCATGTCGCCAATCACCGTGGCCTGAGTCGCGTTCCGCTTGTGGGGCCTCCAGAACGGTTCCGTCGCGACCGCAAGCCCCTGCAAGGGGTCGACCAGCGCGTCGTCATAGAAGCCGGTGAGCCCCATGGGCGGCGAGTTGTCGTCGGTCTCGTCGGAGTCGATGTACCCCGTGATGGAATTCTGCAGGTAGACATAGTCGTCGACGATGATCCCAGCAGCGGCATAGTTACCGACCAGCATCGAGACCGTCACCTTGATATGGGACGGATCGTCCTCGAGGTCTACCGTGTTCACCTTCGCTTGGCCCCGATCCACCGCTCCGCCGAAACCCTTCTGATCCAAAATATGGATCGTCTGGTTGTTGCGGATCGTCATGAAGGGTGCCCCTCCACTCGCGACATCCCACGCTCGGTTGAGCGTCATCGTTCCGTTTGCTCCGCCATCGTCCGTAGTGGACTTGACACGGCAGATCACACCGGAGCCGTCGCCCCATGTGTAGCCGTTGGCAGTGAGCATCATCGCGGTGCGCGTCGAGCGTAGCGTGAGATCCAGTCCACGAGCAAAGGCGTTCGTTGTCGAGCGAGCCTTCTTCATGAACTTCCAGGAAATCCTCGCCCGGAAAGTCGTCTGCTTGAGGCTCACTTCGATGTTCCGCACGGTCGGACTGCCGGCCGCGGGAACGTCCGCCGACTCACCGTGTACCCCGCCAGCTTCGTTCAAGCCGGTCTCGATGCCGATGACGCACTTGTCGCCCTCGGCCACGACGTCCTCCGAATTCTGTCGGATGAACGAGAGGTTTGGGTAAGAGTCGTTGAACTGGCGAGTCAGGCCTGGTGCGTACTTGATCTGCAGCAGGTCCGACAGGCTTTGTACTGTAGCTCCTGGGGGGAGCGCCATGATTTACCTCCCTCTCTAGGATCTATACCGCCCTTGGTTGGACGGATGTTCGCGGAGGAAGTCGTCTATTTCCTTAGCTCCCATGACTCCGGAGCCGGTGGACGCCGTAACGGGCTTGGGCTTCGCCGGCCCCCTACGTTTCAACGTCTTGCCTCCACGTCGCCGGTTCTTGTCGGTGGAAGATCGCGCTCGGCTGGAAGTGTCCTTCCGTGTTTTGAGCGCGTATTTCACGAACCAACGATCAAAGTCCGGCGGCTCTTTGTCGTCGGCCCAGGCCTTTGCAATGGCATCGACCTTGAAGCCAGCTTCCACCACCATCTCGCGGCGTCGTACTCCCTCGCTGACGGTTTTCTCGTCGACGGCGGCATCATCGGTAGCGTCGCCCTTCGATGTCTCGGAGGCGTTCTTGCCGAGGATCATGTTCTTGATCTCACTGATGTCCGACCGTAGGGTAGCGTTCTCGCGCCGCAAGCTGGCATCCCGGGCAAACCGCGCCGGGTTGTCCTCGGCCTCAGTGAGCACGCTCTCGGCGTGCGCTTTGACGGCCGTGAAATACTTCACGGGATCCTCTACCTGGCCATCCAGGAATGTCATGAGGTCCGCGGGATTCTGGAATTGTTTTGCGATGAAGCCCTCTCGATCCTTGAGCGCCTTCTCCCGACGCTCCATGTCGGCCTTCATCCCTTTCACCTTCGCGGTGATTTGCGCCTCACCGGCGTAGCCCGAAGCCGCGCGTTTCAACTGCGCGATCGTCATGGGAACTTCCTTGCCGCCCTGCATCACAGGCACCGTCAAATCCTCGACGTTGTCGGTGACGAACTGATCGAGGATGCTCTGGCGAGTCGCCGGGTCGACGTCCTTCATCCAAGCTTCAACCGACTCGAACTCGTCGTCACCCGTCGCGATGACTTCGTCGGGCTTCTTGCCCTCGGCAGGCTTCTTACCCTCCGCGGCCTTCTTGTCCTCCGCAGCCTTCTTGGCCTGCGCAGCCTGCGCAGCCTTATGATCCTCGTCAGGCTCGTCACCCTCCCCTGGTCTGTCCTCGAGCTCTGTATCGAGCTCCGTTTCCGTCTCCTGCTCGCCGGCCTCGCCCTTCTTCTCCCCACCGGCCAGGTCGAACTCCGTGCGGAGACCGTCCTGGTCGACGGGCTTTCCATCGGACTGCGCAACACCGAAGTCCGGTTTCGCACCAGCGACCTTTTCGATCGTGGCGACGGCGTCCTCCTTGCTCACGGGTCCGGCAGCAGCGTTCGAACTCAGACCAAACTCATTCTTTTCAGCCATGGGATGTCTCCTTTAGGCTGGAGTGGGTGAAGTCCGCTTGCTCTGAGCGGCCTTCGCGCCAGCTTGCGGTTCGGCACCAGGCTGGCCTTGTGGGTTCACTTCTCCGGTAGCCGCACCAAAACCTCCCATCTGCGGCATACCCATGCGCTGCTCGAGCGCGGGGATCTGGTGCATCTCCCAATGGAGCTCGAGGAGTAAAATTGCGTTGGGGGTCGTGCGGGTGTCCCCGGACGCCATCCGTTCACGCAACTCCTTGAGCTTCCGCTTGTGCCGTTGCTCGTGGACAATGTGGTCGTCGTACCGGCGCGGCATGAGCTCGTCGGGCAAGATGCCCGTCACCTTCACAAACGCGAGCACGAGCTCCATGTCGTCCGGATCCATTTCGAGGATCGCATCCTCCTCGAGCGCGGCGTTGTTCTTGTCCTGTTGCAGCTCGTCGAACAACCGATCTTCCGATCCGAGCCCCATGATAACCAGCAGCCGACGCCAGTCGGGCATCTGGAACTCGTCCATCATGTAGCCACCCAACCAGGCTTCCTTGGCTTTCGCTTCGATCGCCGCCGGTGCTTTCGGGAGCGCGGATCCGGGTCGTACCGTCACGCGCACACCGCGGGAGAGGTCGGTCCCCTTGAACACACGGGCCTGGTGGGGAGAGTTGCCAAGGCCGTCGGCCAGCATCTCGAACTCCACAAACTCTCGGATGTTCTCGAGGTGCTGCTCCATCATATCGGCGAGGCCGGTTTCGATCTCACCGATCGCAAAGCCTATCTGAGTGTCGTCTTGATCTTGCAATAATTGAATAGCTACCCCTGAGAGGTTCGCCGACGGCAGCTTGCCGCGCGATACCTCGTGCACACCGGCGATGTCCTGCCACACCTGGATGAGCCAATCGAGCAGGGCCGGCAGCTGAGCCGGGAAAGTCGGTGGGCTCAAGTACCCTGGTTGCTGTCCCTTCGGTCCGGCCGCGAACTGCAGGATCTTCGTAGTCATATCCTGCAAGCGCCGCCATGCAGCTTTCGCCTGGCGGGGCCAGAGCATGATCGGCCGGCCGGCGAGCACGAGGCTTTCCTCCCACAGGGAGTAGGCCCAGTTGATCGCCATTTGCAGCGGTCGGAGTGGCGTCGCCGGCGCCGGGGACCAAAAGCCCGCGGACTCCGAGAACCCGATCCGCGTCACGGGCAAGCGCCCGTACACGTTCGGGCCGAAGTGCGCGATCTCGCCGACAACGGTCATCACTAGGCGGAGGCCGGCGGGGAACCGAATGACCTGATTCATGCTCGGATCAAGGAGCACACCGTCGACCTCCAAAAAGAACTCGATAAGTAGCGCCTCATCCTCGACACCACCCTCGTCGTTGTCGATACCGGTCACCCCAAAGCCAAGCGTCTGTGAGTGCCACCCGGACTGCCCTGGCGGGAAGTCTCGTAGTGCACGGGAGAGCCGGGACGACGCCCGAGCCTCGTCAGACGCGGGAGAGGCAAGCTTCCCTTTCAGTGAAGGGAAGCGGTCGATCGCCTCCGATCGGCCGATGCGGAGCTCGCGGCCGATGCCCACCGCAGAGTTGACGTCGGTCGCCGTGAGCGGATAGAAAAAGGTTTCGTGTGGCGGGTGTACGTCGGTGAAGCCGGCGCCGGCGGGCATCTCGTTTCCTTGCTCGTCCTCTATAACGGGACCGCCCTCGAAGTCCCACAAGTTCCAGAGTAGGCAGGTCCCGGCTCGCTGCAACCAAAAGGCGATCTTCGCCCGGATCCTCCGGATGCTGATGACCTTCTCGATCCACGGGATAAGGTCGTTGGCGAGCTCGGCGGCGTCCTCGGAGTTAGGGTCGTCACCGTCGGCGGTAGCCTGGTAGGACGGAAGCCCCCGCGTCAACCGGGTCTCCTGCGTCCGGTTGTAGGGCTTCATGAGATTGATGGTTCGGCGGATCGAATCGCGCGGGGCAGGTGTGGAAATAATGACGCGGCGAGCAGGATCGAACTCAACGAACTGCGCGTCCTTGTCGAAGGCTTCGTTGAGGAAAGTGTTCCGGTCGACCGCCCATCGTCGGTTGATACACTGGCGGCGAGCTCCCAAAATAATCTGAGCAACCTGCCGCTCCGCCGCCGTTCGTACCTCGGAGACGGGTTGTTGGTCGTCCTGAACGGAGCCGGCGTTCGTGACGCCGGCCATCGAGTCAGCCGATGCTGGGCTTGTCAACTCTCAGCCTCAAAGACAGGCACAATTCGAGAATCCTCCATCTCACCGATCTCATCCTCGGTGTACCCCTCCGCACGTTTCTCCTCCCACCACTGCTCTCGATCCTTCGCCTGGCTCGCTTCGGCCGCACCCACAAACTGTGTAACCACAGGGCTGGCCGCAACTTCTTCGTCGCGCTCGGGCCATGCATTCTTGCCTTCGATGGCGGGCTGGTCCGCTTCCGTGTCGGCCGCTTCGAGCTTTAGATGCCGCCGCAATCGCTGGCCGAGGCCCGGGATTCGACGCCTGTCCTCCACGCCTGGCGCGTAGAGCGCGGCGATCCGGTAGGCCATCACCGCAAAGACGATGATGGCGAATGAAAAAAGCATGAAGGCGGCCGCGAAAATCATTAAGATCACGGTTTCAGTGGTGAACATGGACTAACTCCTTGCGGCGTTTCCGCCAGTTGGCAACGAGACGCGCCGCATGATCCGTGGGTTCCGGGCCCGGTCGGGCCCCACCATAGAGCATGTCGTCGCGCCGGATCCAGTTCATGAGCCGGACGATGTTCGTCATGCTGTGATCGTTCTTGTCGACCGGCGTCTCCGGCCGATTCCGCTTGTCCGCGATCGTGTCGGAGGTCCAATTGGCCCAGGTGTAATGCGAGAATTCCCAGGCAACCCACTGGCAATTGGAGAACACGAACATACGCGGCTCTACCCACACTTCCCGGTTGTCCTCGTCGAGAAGTGGGATGGGCTCACCGTTGTCATCCAAGATGAAGTCCCCACTCTCGGCGTCCGTCTCATAAAGCGGGTAATTGCCCAGCCGGTCGATTACGTCGTCGATCGACGCGTCTTTGAGGTTGTTCCCGGTCACGACGTCGATCCGCCACCCGAGCTGGTCGCAGACCTCGAGAATCTCCTCGTACATCGTCATCGCCCGCTCAGTCGGATTCAACCCGCTCATGTTCGCAGCGGAGCCGGTTGTCGCCCTGGTCGCCTTGGCGGCGGGGTCGACGATGAGGACGTCGATCCGCTCGATCGCGCCCAGGGGGTCGATCGAGAGCTCGTGTGCAACCCGAACGACGTCGGTCGCCAGGTGGTAGGCTCCCTCGCTGCGGTCGGGCATCTCGAGACCCTTGTACCACTGGCGATAGCAGAACAGGGTGTAGTGCGGCGGCGTGGGATCCATCGTCCACCACTCGAGGGCGTGCGGGTTCACACCACCCGGATCGAACAGCAACCAGCGGGGCCAGTTGGCGGGAATGTCGAACTCGTCGACGACGTGGACGTCGGGCTCCCAATTCCCGTACACGGGATCTCCGCTCGAGGCGTCGAAGTCAATTTCCATCTCCTGACGCCACCGGTAGGAACGAACGCCGCGGCGCCCGTACCGCGCGGCGGAGGCCTTCGCCCAGCCAGGCTTGCGCCGGTTGTGCTCCACGGTGTAGTGCAGCTCCGCGACAACGAAACCCGTCTTGGGAAGCCGGTGCACCGTGAGCCCGGACCGGGGTTTGAGGCCCATCGCTTCTTCCGTGCGGCCGGGGATCAACTCGCGCTTGTTGATCCACCCACGATCGGTCTTTTCCCCGATCGGGATGTTGGCGATCTGGTCGTAGGCTGACTGACTCATTTCACTTCGCGCAGACGGGTGAGGCGGCACCAGAGCATGGCACTCAAAACCCAGGACAGCGGCCACTTCTGCATTTTGAGCCACCAGCTCGGCCGCCGCATCACTTTGAACTGCATGGGCATGTCGAAGGTGAACTCAAAGGCGTCCTTCATTCATCCTCCCAAGTATCCGGATCCCATACGTCCTCGTCGTCGACGATCGGGTCGCCATCCTCGAACTGCTCAAACTCCGAACGCGCCTCCTCGGTGTCGGCGGCGTGCCTCTTTCGCTGCCGCAATTCGATCCGCTTCCGGAGTGGTAGGCGCTCGGGCTCGTTCGGGTTCGTCATCTTTGCGCTCCTTGCCTACAACCAACTGGGCCAAGCCGTCGGCGATGAAGCTCTCGAGCTCCTCCGGTGTCAACGGGCCCTCGTTCACATACTCCCACTGCAAGGCGATCGACTGACCTCGCACGATGCGGTACAGGAACTCGTGCCACACCTCGGAGTGCTCGAGGTAGGCCAACTCCCCAAATGTTACGCGTCGGCCGAGGTTGCGCTGAACGATACCGAGCGCCTTGACGGTGGCGCGTTGCTTGCTCTGCAGGGGCCAGAGACACGTGCCGCCACCCCGCATAGCGAGACAGCGTTCAGCGGTGGGACTCAAGGCGTCGATCGCGTTTCTTCTTGAGCCTCGTCGGCTTCCCGCCGCCGGCGAGCAAACCGAACAAACCCTTCTGCTTCGACGTCAGCGGCTTCCCGTGCACCTCACCGTGCCGCAGCATCTTTGTGG